GACAGCTGGCATCTTTATGAGAAACGGTGCTGCGGGGCAAGTGATTTACACAAATTGCAGAGCAGCAAATTTCACCGACAGTACTGCCAACACAGACGGGCATGTCTACATCAACACTAAAGAATCTGCGCCACAAAGCCAGATTAACAAGCTGTTCGTCAATGCCGACTTGAATGGCATGACCGTCAATGTTTTGAACGGTATTGTCAAGACCATCACAAATCTTGCATCTGGAAGTGCAGTAAGTCTATCGCTACCAAATACAGATGACGTAAACGCCATCATCTATATTTTGGGTGACGGCGGCGTTAACGCCATCTATTTGTTGCAAGGTGGAAACCATGCCACTTTTGAGATGTCCGATCCGCTGAATAAGTTCAGTAACTCGGCAGGAACAGCAACGTCCACAAACATTTACTGGAGTGCTGGAAACAGCCGTTATGAGTTACAAAACAACACTGGTGGAAACCAAAGCTATCAAATCCAATACATGTTCCGAACTTTTTAAGGAGTCATCATGGCAACCAACTCGCAAATCGCATTTAACCCGCAAGGCAAGACCGTCGTCGTGGCGGCTGCGGCCATTGCACCGCTTGGCGTGCAGGCTCCTGTCGATCAGCGCTTCAACGCTCAGGAGACAGGTCAGGTTCGCGTCGTCAACGCTGGAACGGCCATCGTGCACCTTGGCGTCGGCCCGACTGCTGCCGCAGCTCAAGCCAACGCTGTGGCGGCTGCAGCCGGCGTCCCTGCTGCCGGCATCCCGCTGGTGGCTGGCGCTGTTGAAATCCTGCGCTTCCCGTTCGGCTCGTACTTCTCTGGCTTGGCTGCTGGTGCCACGACGGTCTATGTGACCCCTGGCGAAGGCATTTGATGACGGAGACCGAGACGATGCTGCAGGAACAACAAGAAGGCATTGACCTGGTCAAGTACGGCGTGCTCTGGCAGAAGGTCCAGGACATGGACAAGAAGGTCGACAAGATGGAGCGCAATGTCGAGGAGCTGCTGGCGCTGGCCAACAAGGGCAAGGGCGGTCTGTGGTTTGGGATGAGCATCGTCTCTGGCGTCTCGGCCATCGTCGGCTACGCCTTGAACTACTTCAAGCACTGAGGCCATGTACAAGCTCGGAGCACGATCCAGACAGCGGCTCAAAGGCGTCCACGAAGACCTGGTGAAGGTCGTCGAGCGCGCCATTGAGATCACCACCATTGACTTCACGGTGTTGGAGGGATTGCGCACGCCAGAGCGCCAGAAGGCACTGTATGAGGCCGGCGCGAGCCAGACCCTCAATGGTCGGCACATCACCGGCCACGCTGTCGATCTGGGCGCTTGGGTTGAGGACGAGGTGCGATGGGACTGGCCCCTGTATCACAAGATCGCCAAGGCCATGAAGGAGGCCGCCAAGGAGCTGAATGTGGCTATCGTGTGGGGTGGTGACTGGAAGGGCTTTCCAGACGGCCCACACTTCGAGCTGGACCGGAGGAAATACCCATGATGGACCCGTTGACCATTCTTGCAGCTCTTGGTCCATTGGCTGTTGACCTGGGCAAGTCGCTGATCGGTCGCTTCATCCAGACCGACGGCTACAAGCCGGTCAACGTGGACGAGTACGTCAAGATGCGCCAGTTCGATCTGGACATGTTCAAGGCGATGAATGACGCTGGAGGCACCAACCCCTCATACCCTTGGGTTGAGGCTGCTGTGCGCCTGATGCGGCCTGCTGTGGCCATGATCGTGCTGGGCACCTGGGCTGTGCTCAAGCTGTCTGGCCAGCCCAGTGATGCGGTGGACAACTTCGCTGCGGCCGTTGGCTTCTATCTGTTCGGAGACAGGACCCTGTTCTACTCCAGGCGCAAGACCTGACGATCAAGACGGCAGGCGATCGCCTGTCTCGAAGGCTTCGCGGCCATCCATCGAATGATGCAGCCAGACGCCATCGTCCAGCGTCGGCTTGCACCAGCAACTGCCATTGGCTTCGTGATCGCGCAGGTCATTCAGCGGAACCACATGCCATCCTGCGCAATTGCAGTCTCGGCCCTGGCGGCAGTTCTGGTTACAGCTCATCTGCACATCTTCTCACCGTTGTAGGCAGGCCAGCCGGCCTGGCCTTTGGTCTGCTTCCACAGCTTGACCATATCGCAGTATTCGGCCTGCTGGCGCTCGGCCTCTTCTAGATCGGACTGGCCGACGATGCCCATCGCAATGAACAGGCCAATGGCGGCCAGGATTACATGGTAGCGTTTGATCTGCATGGTGGTCTCCTTCAGTCAGTGATCAGGCAGCCGTTCTCGATGCGCATGAAGCGCATCAGGTCCAGCTCGCGCGCCACCTCAACGATGGCGTCTTGGGCGCGCTTGGTCATGGCGCAGCGCTGGCAGGTGGCCAGGATGCGCGCTGCGGTCTCGTGGTGGCCGAGGCTGTGGAAGTCGCGTGCCTTCTCGATCTCGCGCTTTTGGGTCTTGTTCATGCTGTCAGCTCCTTGCTGGTTGATGATGGCTCAACTATACCACGATTTCCCACAATCTATGCAACTAGGTGAAAACACCTAGACGATCTCGACATCGTGCGGCCTGGTCCGGCCGTCCAGGATGGCATGGATGCGCTTCTCGGTCAGGCGGTGGCAGCGGTACATGGTCCTGGCCGGCAGCACCTCCAGCAGCTCGGCGTAGCTGGCCAGGACGGCGCGCACGGCCTGGATGCCAGGACCGTCCAGCCTGATGGGCTTGCCTTCGCGCTTGTGGCGCTGGCCAGCCACGGCCAGGGCGCGCACAGCGTCCATCAGCAGGCCGCTGTCGTCCTCGCAGACCTTCATCTCGACCACCAGCGTCTCCAGCATGTTGACGGCGTCGCTGACCACCCGCCAGTCGTCTGTGGTCGGTTCTCCAAGGGTCTCCAAGCTGTGGAGACCCTCGTACATCCTGGTGAGCTGGTGCGTGCGGTACTCGACCGGCATCGGCTCTGTGGGGCTGGCCAGCAGCTCGTCAAAGACGGTGTAGGTCTTCGGGCGCTGCGGCTGCTTACGCTTGCCTGACTTCTTCATGCTCGCACATCCACCAGGCTGATGGATTTTGTCTCGCGGTCCATGAACACGGCCACGGCGGTGGGCATCGGACCACCCATCGCACCACACACGGCGATGCAGATGGGCGTCGGCCGCAGAAACGCCAGCAGCAGGTAGCGCTTGTCGTTCGGGCTGTCTGCGGCCATCAGTACGACCTCCAGACCTCGATTTCGACGATCCACAGGTACAGGTGGAACTCGCCACGGTCGAAGCCAATGGCGAAGTATGGCCAGCGACGTGGAAACCACTCCACGGAGATGCGTGGGCGCAGCTTCATGTGGCCTCCACAGGCTCATAGGTGGCGGCAAAAATGTCAGGTTTGCAAGGGTAGTGCTCACCCTTCACGCCTGTGATGATCCAATCGCCAGGGCAGACGATGTGGCCACCTTCCAGCGTATCGATCCAGCCGTGAACGTGCATAGTGTTGCCGCAGTGCATGCAAGACACTTCTCCAGACACTCCTGGTTTGCGGTAATAGCGCACGATGTCGGCCTCCCAGCCCATCTCTTTGCGGTACTCTGGCTCAAACTTCACCAGCTCGCCTCCAGCAAAACCATCATGCGTCTTGCTGTAGTCCAATGGGTGATCGCCATTCTTGAACCACTGCGTGGCCTCGATGACAACAGGTTTTTTGCGGAACTTCATGTCGTGGTCTCCTGCTGGCTGGCCAGCCCCTGCTTGATGTAGTGCAGCACCTGGGCGGCCAGCGTCCTAGTGTCTGCCTCGGCCTGGCGGCGCAGCGCCAGCTCAACGTCTGCCGGAATGCGGATCGTCATGTAGCGATCCTTGGTGGCAGACGCCGACGACTTGGAGGTGGTCGGCGCGTCCATCAGTCAGTCCCGCCTGGGTTGGTGATGGCAACTTCCTCGAACATGTCAGCCGTGGCCTGGCCGGTGGCCATCTCGACAGGGGTGCCGTGGGTCAGCAGGTTGACCAGGGCGTCCTGGCCAGCCACCTCGATCTCGAATCGAGTCTGGGCAGCGTGCCGGATTGCCTGGGCCTGGTTGCCGGCTCGGATCAGCCGGTGTCGCTTGGTCTCGTTGTCGGTCACCAAGTAAATGCGCGTGGTCATGGTGGTCTTTCAGAATTTCCAGGTGACTGCTTTGACTGCCCACATCTGGCCGGCTTGGATGTCAGTGATGGCCAGACTTGCCATGCGCGCGATCTCCGAGTTCGGCTGATTGGTGCGCAGCTCATGAATCTCGTCAATCAGATCGGCGCACTTGCGCTTGATGGCATCGACGGTCGGATCGTTGCTGGGGTTGAATGTCAGGCCGACAGCTTTCTCGCCGAAGGTCATTTCACGCTGTACTTCACTCATGTGGTTTCCTTGTGGGTTGATGAAAAGGCCCGGATCAGCTCCTTGGCAGATTCCGCACCTTTTCCCACTATAACGCAATATCCCACACTTTCCAAGTATGCGATCCAGTCCTTCTGCTCTGGGCTGAGGCTGCCGCCTTTGGCGCGCTTCATCTCGATCCACAGACGCCAGGCAGGCACGAACAGGTCCGGCACTCCAGAGGCCACGCCTTCGGCCTTCAGGCGGCCGGCTGTGGCCTTGCTGCGCGCGCCACCGTTGGGCACAGCAAAAATGCGCACGCCTGGCCAGGTCTGGCGAAACCAGCGCACCAGCTCGCGCTGCTCCTCGTGCTCGGTCGGCAGCCGGTCTAGAACGGACATTCGGCCTCCCACTTGTCGCAGGCGTCCAGCGTGGCGGCAAAGTCCTCGGGCGGCTTCATGAAGAACTCGACGCACAGGCCGTCCACACCGTAGTGCTCGCAGGTGTGGCAGCACTTAGGCGGTCCGGCGCGCATCCACTCACGCCACTGGATCAGAAATTCAGGTTCTTGCGGTCTTGTCACGTTCTCTCCTCTGTTCATGCTTCCACCAAAACCAGGGCATCACCCTGTCGTCTACTTTCCACATCGGCACGCCAGTCAGTTCTGACTGGTGCTTGCGAAACCTGCGCATCGCCTTCATCAGAATCTGGCGCACGCGCTCTTGCGTGCGGCCCATCACCTCACCTGCCTCGCGCAGCGTGCAGTTGTCTAGCACGCACAGAATGACAGCCTGCTCCTCCTGCTCGGTCAGCGGCGTGATGGCCACCAGGCGGCGCGCAAAGTCCTGCCTGATCCACAGATCAGGATCAGTCTGCGTCGGCCACCAGGAATCAATCGGCTCGCACGGCTCTGGCTCGATATGCCGGCTGTACCAGATGGCCTTAACCTCGCTGGACAGACTGGCCACACCCAGCTTGCCATAGTGCGGCAGGGCGCGGCCTCTCACTCCCACCTCCGGCGCATGACCCGGAAGAACTTGCCGTCGCGCTTGAACTCGATGCTGCGCGGTGGTTGCGTCTGGTTGAGGTTGGCGACCATCTCGTCCAGCGTCTGGACGTTCAGGCCGCCTGGTGCGATCTGGCCACGCTCGGCCATCGTCACGAGCTGCTGCATGGCCTTCTGGCCGGCATATCCCTCGTGCATGACCGGCAGGTACTCGGTGATGGCCGGATCGCTCAGGCCACCGTAGTAGGTGACGGCGATCATCTCCTTGCCACTGGCGCGGCTGACGTGCTTGCGCCAAGTCCAGCCGGTGACATCGAGGTCGATGCCTTCCAGGCCCATGATGTCGTCCTGGCGCAGCTCCAGCTTGCGCTTCTCCGGCTCAGGGAAGGCGTGGCCACAGGCCGAGCACACGCGCGCTGCAATGGCGCACAGCTCGCCACAGTTGTCGCAGACCTTGACCGGCGCTTCACCGTTGCCGTCGCCTGCTTTCTTGGGCGGCTGCACGGCCGTGATCGGCCCATGTGTGGCCACCACGCCAGCGAAGTCCAGCACCAGGCAGTGATCGGTGTGGCTCTTGACCCGCATGCCACGTCCTGCCATCTGGACGTAGAGACTGGCGCTCATGGTCGGGCGCATCATGGCGATCAGGTCGATGTCAGGGTAGTCGAAGCCGGTGGTCAGCACGTTGGCGTTGGTCAGGGCGCGCAAGCGGCCAGCCTTGAAGTCGGCCAGAATCTGCTCGCGCTCCTTCTTCGGCGTCTCACCAGTCACGCAGGCCGCATGGATGCCGTGGATGGTGCTCAGGACGAAGGCCACGTTCTCGGCGTGCTTGACGCCAGCGCAGAAGAACAGCCAGGCCTTGCGCTCGCCGGCCAGCTCGATAACCTCCTGCACCACGGCCAGGTTGTTGGCGTCGGTGTTCACGGCCGCCTGCAGCTCGGCCTCGATGAACTCCCCACCACGTTTGTGAACACCAGAGGTGTCCAGCTTGGCCTTGGTGACCTTGCTGCGCAGTGGTGCCAGGTAGTTCTTGAAGACCAGCTCCTCGATGCTGACCGGCTCGATCAGGTCGTCGAACAGCGCAGGCTTGTCGGTGATCAGACCGTGGCCCAGGCGGTAGGGAGTGGCCGTCAGGCCAACCACACGCAGCGCAGGGTTGATGGCCTTCAGCTCGCCCAGCAGCTTGCGGTATCCACCCTCGTCATTGTGGTTGACCAAGTGGCACTCGTCGATGATCACCAGGTCGATGTGGCCCAGCTCGCGCGCCTTGCTGCGCACCGACTGAATGCCTGCGAAGGTGATCGGCTCGCCGAGCTGCTTCTTGCCGATGCTGGCGCTGTAGATGCCCATCGGCGCGCCTGGCCAGTGCAGGCGCATCTTCTCGGCGTTCTGCTCGATCAACTCCTTGACGTGCGTGAGCATCAGCACGCGCGTCTCTGGCCAGTTCTGCAGGGCATCCTTGCACAGGGCGGCGACGATGTGGCTTTTGCCGGACCCGGTCGGCAACACCAGGCAGGGGTTGCCTCGGCCACCAGCCTCGAACCATGCGTAGAGCATGTCGATGGAGCGTTGTTGGTACTCACGCAGCATCGTTGCCCCTCATCATGTCCTGCCAATCAGTCACCTTTGCATCAGCCAGCGACAAGCCACGCATCTTTGCAAACTCAGTGATGGCATCCACTGCTGGTGATGCGTTATCAGCAGACGACAAAACGATGCGTTCCTTGCGTGAGGTAAGCCATCCCATGAAGTCGAACAGTGCGCCAGCAATCACGGCATGTTCCACTGACGACATACCCGTTGCCTTCTCGTAGTCCTCAAAGCATTCAGCCGAGTGCAGGTTCGGGTTTGTGCTGCCGCAGTTGCGTCCGGCGCAGGGTTGCATTTGTGGTTGCGCCAGCCTATCGCGCAGGGCGGTGATGAGCGCCTCGTCAATTTCGTCGCCACGGGTGTGGAATTCCAGCGCCTCCAGCGCCTGCTGCATCAGTTCTTTATCGCTCATTTCTCAATCCTGTTTAGATAGCGGTTAATTGCGTCCTCGTGGGTTGCACCTTCAACCATGACAACATTGCCACTCAAATCTGTTTTGACGGGCCATCGTTTGGTGAGTCCCAAACGTTCCTTGCACTCTCGCAAACCTAGCTGACCAAGCGTTGCAGCGGAAACGTACACACCCCTTCCGTCTTTTACCCCTATGCAAACGCTTCCGTGCTGCAGCGCCCGCTGCATCAGTTCTCTGTCGGTCATGTGTTGCTCCTTGCCGCATCCACAGCGGCGTCAAGTGATCTGCCTGTCAGCGGCCCGATGTAGCGCATACCGTGCTCAGTTCGTGTCTGCGACACCACCAATGGATGTTCGTACTGGTTTGCGCTTCGGTCACGCAGCCATCGGTAGCGTTCAGCGTCGTCCTCCAATGCCTGAATGCGGTCCAGCAGTGCTTGTCGATTTGTCATTTGCTGCTCCTAGCTGCCACAGCAGCGATCATTTCCAGCGCCCATCGGCGATCCAGTGCGTCTGTCGCCATGTCGGCTTGCTTCTGTAGCGAGTCCATAATGACTTTGCGCTCGGCATCAACAGCCATCTTGCACAGGCCAGCGATGGTCTCGAACGTCGGCCCGTTGCGCAGCACAACCTCGATGGCGACTTCGAGTGATATGGTCTCGGTGTTCATCCCACAATCCTCGCGTCAAAAGTTTCGCGCAGGCTTTCGACATACTCGTCGCCCAGGCTGCACATCTTGGGGTTGGCCAGAATCTCGCGGCTGGTGTAGACGTGCGCGTCGCCTTCACCGTTGGCCACGTCGCGGCCTTCGATGACGTAGACGGCCGTCCAGTCGTCCAGGCCGTCCTTGCGCTGCCAGGGCACCAGGTCAGGATGCAGGACGTGGCTGTCGCAGGCCTGGCGCTGGAACTCCACCGGAATGCCGTCTGCGTCGTGGCGCTCGCAGCGCCATGTGCTGTCGTCCTTGGCCGTGCTGTGCGCGCAGGTGCGGCAGTTCACATGCTCGGTGGTCTTGGTCTCGTGGCAGAACTTGTAGGCGTCGCAGAACTTGCACTGATACCAGCTCGGGTCGGTGCTGATCGGCTCTGGCATTCGGTCGGACAGCGCCAGCCTGCGGCCGCGCTCGATGGCCTTCTCGGCTGCCGCCTGGTCGTAATTGATGCGCTCGGTGTAGATGCGGTCGTCGTCTTTGCAGACGGCCAGGTACAGCGCGCGGTCGATCTCGGTGCCGTGCATGTAGAGCTGCATCTGGACCCAGTGCTCGGGCTTGGACTTCTCGACCCCGTTCTTCTCCAGGTCGGCGAACGACTTGGCGCTGTGGGTCTTGAACTCGGCAATGTGGCGCTTCTTGGGTGCTTCAGGCACGCCAGACTCGATGATGGCGTCGATGCTGCCAGACACATGCGCACCGAAGTCCACGCGCGTCTGCTGCCGGCCGGAGCCACGCACATCGAGGCCGATGGCGCGCAGGTCCGACACGATGGTGGCCTCCTCCATCTGGCCACGCCTGAACAGGCGCAGGATGCGGCCAGGGAACTTGGGCTGGACGGCCCAGCGAAACGACAGCCACAGCCATCTGTCACATGGGTGACCCAACTGGCTGCAGCCCATGTGCGACCTGGGCGGCTCGGCCAGGCTCTCGTGGTGCTTGTCGATCAAGGCCTGGATGCTATGATTTGGCTCGGGTATCTTCATGGTGCCCGGTCTCCTTCTGAGTGGTTGCCAATGAGGTTGCCCCAGTCCTCTCACGAGGCTGGGGCTTTTTCACGCCTTACTTCTTGGCCCAGGGCGGCGCAGCCTTGGCAGGCGCAGACGCTGCCGGAGCTGCTGCAGGCGCAGCGGCCTGGAAGGCCGGCGCAGCGCCACCGTTGATGGCGCGGTAGGCCTTGACCTCGTTGCTGGCATCGTAGGTCTTGCCGGTCTTCTCGTCGGTGCGCTTGTCGCGGATCGCCAGCTTGATGTTGACGTTGCCACCGATGAGCTGGTCGGTGTCGTTGACCTTGGCCAGGCCGATGGCGCGCATGATGTCGCCAAGCTGCTGGCGGCCGATCTCCTCAGCCTTGGCGCTCGCGTTCTTGATGTTGAGGTTCGAGAAGATCACCCGGCCCTGGTGGCTCGGCCCGGTGATGTCCAGGCGCAACTTGATGTACTGGCCGGTGCCATCGTTGGTGGGCTTCAGCTCAGCCTGGGTGATGGTCGCGTTGTAGAACCCTTCAGGCAGCGGCTCAAAGCTGCCGCCAGTGCCTTGAGGAAGGTCGTTCGAGTCGAAGGTTTGTCCGAGAAAAGCCATGATTTACTCCTTGGTGGTGATGGGTTCAATGGTGAAAGAAGGGCGGCCAGGCTTGGCCGTGATTGCTGCTGCCAGCGGCTTGGTGATGGCCTCGTCGGTGGACTTCCAGATGGCCATGTTGATCTCCGGCTTCCACCGAAACAGCGTCGAGAGGTGATTTGTCAGACCGTGCTCGGCGGCCAGCTCCTGCACCTTGTCGGCGTCTACCTTGCGGTCGATGCGGCCGACGATCTTGACCTTGAAGCCTTCAAGCGCCAGGGTCTCGGTGCCTTCGGTGTCGTCCCGGATGTTGGCGATCTTCCTGATCTGGTCCTCAATCTTGCGGCGGTCGGCAGTGGCGATGGCCTCGCTCTCCTTCGCAAACAGCCACATCTTGGCCAGCTCTTCAGCGTCGGTCACGCTCTCAATCAGCTTGCCGGTGTTCATCATTTCCTTGATGTTCATGCCTTGCCTCCGATCTTTGCAAACGCTGCGCTCAGGTCCGGCGCTTCCCACATGTCCAGCTTCCCGCTGCGGTCCTTGGCAAGCCACAGGCCGTCGCTGTCGCACATCAAGGCACGCTGAGTGTTGCCGTCGCCATCCTTCTCGACACGCAGCGCCAGCACCTCGTCGAAGAAGTAGGGCAGCGCCTGGCCGGTCTTGTTGCCAGGCATCGAGGGCGCATATAGCACTCGGCCCATCTCGTCCTGCGTCTTCTCCAGCTTGGCGCTCATGTAGACGTGGCGGCCAGGCAGAT